CTTTTGTTACAACACCAGAGCCAAGTGGTAATTTTGTAATACTTAATATAACTGAAGAAGATGTAGCTAATGAAGGCGGATGGCCATTCCCAAGAAGAACACTAGCACAGATACAAGTTGATCTTATCAATGCAGGGGCTATGGGAGTTGGTTGGGTTATAGGATTTCCACAAGCTGATCGTATGGGTGGTGATGAAACCTTTGCTACTACTTTAGGTTATGCACCATCTGTGCTGGCTATGTTTGAAAACGCAAATGGTAAGTATCCTAAAACAACTGGAACAGTTATAAAAGGTAATGATATAGGTGGTATGTTTACACCAGGCGTTATACAAAATATTGATATCTTACAAGATCAATCAAATCAAGGTATAGCAAGTGCACCGGTTGATATAGATAATTTAGTTAGAAAAATACCATTATTATTAAAAACACCAGATGGATATGTATCTTCTTTTGGCACAGAAGTCTTAAAAGTATTAACAGGTGCTAAAACTTACATTATCACTACAAATGATAATGGTATACAAGAAATATCAGTCAGAGGAATACCACCAGTCAAAACAGATAGTCTTGGTCGTAAGTGGATTAGTTGGGTTAATACACCACAAACAACATTAAATGAAATGGATGTAGCAGGTAAATTTGTTTTTGTTGGAGTCACTGCCCCAGGAATCATGCCGCAAGTTGCAACTCCGGTTGGATTATTAGAGCCACATAAAATTCAAGCAGCATTATCTGAGTCAATTTTGTTAGAAAACTCTCCTTTTATCCCAGATTTTGCTCTTGCGTTGGAAATATTAATTTTTACAATATTTGTGTCGGTGACATGGCTTGCAATTAATTATCTTGGTATAACCAAAGGCGTAAGTCTAGCTGTAATTTTACTCTTTACTACAAGCCTTACAGGAGCTTATAGCATTCAAAAAGGTTATTTAATAGACTTTTCGTGGACTTTTGTATCACAATTCATTACTGGTGCCATAGCTTTCTACTTAAATTTTAGAAAACAGTTTAAATTGCGTCAACAAATTAAAAAACAATTTGAACATTACTTAGATCCAAGACAAGTAAAAAAACTACAAGACAATCCTAAATCATTAGTTTTAGGTGGAGAACGAAGATATTGCACATTTTTATTTACAGACGTTAGAGGTTTTACTGCAATGTCTGAAAAACTAGAGCCAGAAGAAGTAACTAAAATTATGAACAAGGCACTAACTATCCAAGCTGATGCAGTAAAAGAATACGGAGGTATGGTAGATAAATACATAGGTGACGCAATGATGGCTATTTTTAATGCACCAATAGACTTACCAAATCATGAAACTGCTGCCGTGCTTTGTGCTAAAGAGATACAAGAAAACATTAAAAAAGCAGATATTGATGTTGAAATAGGAGTAGGCGTTAATACTGGTTATGCAGTAATTGGGAATATGGGTAGCAATACTAGGTTTGATTATACTGCTATAGGTGATGCTGTTAATCTTGCAGCGAGACTTGAAAGCTCTACAAAGGAGGTTGGAGAAGATATTGTTATAGGTTATGATACTATCAATGCAAAAGATTTTAGTGATCAAATAATTCTAAAAGAACTTAATAGCATAAAGGTAAAAGGAAAAGAAAAATCTATAAATATTTATACAATCTTATGACAACATCAAATGAAGCAATAAACAAAATAGAAACCCACGAAAAAGAGTGTTCTATAAGATACGCAAACATAGAAAAAAGATTAGAAGATGGATCTAAGCGTTTTGATAAACTAGAAAACATGATTTGGGCTGTGTATCCATTTATACTGGTATCTTTGGTTTTATCTAGATTTGTATGAGCAAAGTCCTGATAGGGATAATTATTGTTATGACAACAATAACCTATTATTTATATACACAAAACAAAGTTCTTTCAGCTAATAACATTGCTTTAACAAGTGCTGTAGCCACACAAGAAGAAGCTATTGCTAGTTTACAAAATGATTTTGCACTACAAACATCCAGTTTATTAGACCTACAAAGTCGCAATCAACAAATTCAACAAGAAATGACAAGGTACCTTGACATATTTAAAAGACATAACTTAACTAAATTAGCAGCAGCTAAACCAGGTTTAATAGAGCCTAGGGTAAATAAAGGAACAAAAGATGTATTTGATAGCATTGAAGAAGACAGCCGTAACATTGACAGTCTTGATGATGGCTTGCAGTTGCAGTCTTCTACCAACTAAACAAATAGAAGTTACTGCAAAACCAATGGAAAGAACCATTGTTCAACCTATTATGCCTAGAGAAATAGATCTAAAAGATCCATATTGGTATGTAGTCTCAGATAAAAATTTAGAAGAGTTTTTAGCAAGGGTTGAGAAAGACCAAGGTCAAGTGGTATTCTTAGCTATGTCTGTGCCCGATTACGAGCTTATGGCATATAATATGCAAGAATTAAAAAGGTATATAAATGAGCTTAAAGAAGTTGTTGTCTATTATAAAACAGTTACTACAAAGGAGCAGTAATATGAACATATCACAAGAAGGTTTGTCCCTTATTAAAAAGTTTGAGGGTTGTGAATTAGAAGCATATAAGTGTGCTGCTGATGTTTGGACAATAGGATATGGCTCAACTAAAGGCGTTAAAGAAGGCGATACTGTTAGTCAAGAAGAAGCAGACAAATTACTTTTACATGAAATGGAAGAGTACGAAGGGTACATTAATGATATGGTTAATGTTGATTTAGAACAAAACCAATTTGATGCTATGGTTTCTTGGGTGTTTAATTTAGGACCTGCTAATTTAAAAACTTCTACTTTATTAAAAGTATTAAATGCTAAAGATTATGAGGGAGTACCAGCACAAATAAAAAGATGGAACAAGGCTGGGGGCAAAGTGTTACAAGGTTTGATAAGAAGAAGAGAAGCGGAATCTTTGTTGTTTGCAGGCAAAGAATGGCATGAGGTTTAACAATGCCATTGCAGAAACTTACATTCAGACCAGGTATTAACAGAGAAGGTACTGCTTATGATAACGAGGGCGGTTGGTTTGATTGCAATCTAGTTCGTTTTCGTAAAGGTAGACCAGAAAAGTTTGGTGGTTGGGAAAAATCAACAACTAATACATATCTAGGTACAGGAAGGGCTTTGCATCCTTGGATTTCTTTAGAGGGTACTAAATTCTTAGGACTAGGCACGACTTGGAAATATTACATAGAAGCAGGTAATGCTTTTAATGATATAACACCCATACGAAAGACTACGAATAATGGCGTTAATTTTTCTGCTACTAACGGCAGTTCTACTATAACAGCAACAGATAATGGACATGGTTCAGTTATAAATGATTTTGTTACTTTTTCAGGAGCTGTAAGTTTAGGTGGATTAATAACAGCAGAAGTATTAAATCAAGAATATCAAATAACCTCTGTTACTAGTAATACTTACACTTTTGTAGCTAAAGATACCACTGGTAACGAAGTTACAGCAAACAGCTCTGATAGTGGAGATGGCGGTAATCATGTTGACGGAGTTTACCAAGTAAATGTAGGTTTAGATGTATATGTTCCAGGAACAGGGTGGGGGCTAAACGGCTGGGGTCAAGGTGCTTTTGGTAGTACATCTGCACTAAGCGATACCAATCAGCTTAGAATTTGGACGCATGATAACTTTGGTGAAGACTTAATAATAAACCAAAGAAACGCAGGCATATATAAATGGACTGAAAATGGTGGTTTGTCAGCAAGAGCTGTAGAATTATCTGGAATTTCAGGTGCTAACTTAGTACCTACTAAAGGTTTACAGGTTATTACATCTGAAAAAGACAGGCACTTAATTGTTTTAGGATGTGATCCTATATCTGGATCTGCAAGAACAGGTGCTATTGATCCTATGCTTATAGCATTTAGTGATCAAGAAAACGCATTAGACTTTGAACCGTTATCCACAAACACAGCAGGATCTCTTAGATTGTCATCTGGCTCATCTATTATTGGTGGTGTAAAAGCAAGGCAAGAGATATTAGTTTGGACTGATACAGCTCTTTATAGTATGCAATTTATTGGACCACCTTTTACTTTTGGTATTAATTTAATTAACGAAGGCACAGGGTTGATAGGTCCTAAAGCGGCAATAACTACTCCTAGTGGTGTGTACTGGATGAGTTATAACAACTTTTATTCATACAACGGTAGTGTTGCAACTTTACCATGTTCAGTCCATAACTATGTGTTTACAGACATAAATCTTACACAATCGTTTAAAATCAATGCGTTTACCATAAAGGATAAAAGTGAGGTAGGCTGGTTCTATTGTTCATCTAGCTCAGATGAAATAGACAGATATGTTATGTATAACTATGTTGAAGGTATATGGTTTTATGGACAACTATCAAGAACAGCATGGCTTGACTCTGGTATAGAAAACTTCCCTAGAGCTGTAATGAATGGATATTTGTACCAACAAGAAAAAGGTTTTGATGATGATGGTTCTCCTATGACCAATGTTTATATTGAAAGTTCTGATTTAGATATAGGAGATGGTGAGCAATTTAGTTTTTTAAAAAGAATAATACCTGACTACAAATTTATAGAAGATCAAAATAATGGACATGTAAACATTGTTTTAAAAACTAGAAATTTTCCTGGTGATTCTTTAACAATAAATTCAACTAACGCAATAAGCTCTACTACACAACAAGCTTATGTTCGTAGTAGATCAAGGCAAATAGCATTACGATTTGAATCAGATGATGATGCTACAGATAATGGTAATCTTGGCATAGGATGGAGGTTAGGAGCTACACGTATAGACATAAAGCCAGATGGTAGAAGATGAGCAAGCTTTTACAAACTCAATTACCATTAGCAGTAGGTCCTGTAGATCCAGAGCTTTTTAATCGTTTAGTTAGAATACTTGAGATTAATCTTGGTGCAATAGACCTAGATAACGTAAGACAAATAAGCGATTCAGAAAAAAATACGCTAAAGTTTAATGATGGTAGTATTATATGGAATACAACTGTTGGTGTCCTTCAAGTTTATACAGGCAACAAGTGGATTGACATAGGTGAAAGAACACTAGAACAAGGTTTTGAGATGACATCTAGTGTTGGTGAGGTTACTATTAATATAGCAGGTAGCACAATAA